ACAGTTAAAATTGTTCTTTTTTGAACTGAAACAGTATCTAATTGAACGTCAGAATAGAGAGGTAAAAATCCTGATGGCAAATCCAAATCCAACCGTACGACAGAATGGCGGTAAAAGAGAAGGCGCAGGACGTCCGAAAGGCTCTAAGAATATTAATTCTATGGCTTCTGTGAAGAAATTAGAGGAACTCAAGTTTGACCCCATTGAACAGATGGTCTCCAAGTATGAAATGATTGAGAAGGCTCTAAATGATGGTTCTGTAAGAGTAGGCTCTGGGGCTTATGCTCAGTTGTTAGCCACTCAAGGTCAACTCATCAACAATCTTATGCAGTATGGCTATAAGAAAGTCCCTGAGAAGATTGAACAAGAAATTACTGAGAAGCGTCCAGTCGCAATCAAGCTAAACCTTAAACCAAAAGAAAAGGTAGCTTAAGATGATTACTGCAAAGATGCTACATGACTATCAAGTGACCCCAAGGCTTATGATGCTGGCTATCAGTGTCTCAGCTTGGAGAGTAGTAGAATGGTATATGATGTTAGAAGACCCTAGTGTACAACAATCTGGCTTAGTGTCAGTTGTTATGGGGGCTATGACAGGCATGTTTGCAGTATGGATGAGTAAAGAAGGCTCTGTAGAGTATAACAAAACAACGGACAACAAGGAGAACTAACATGCCTATGGGTAAAGGAACTTATGGAAGTAAAGTAGGACGCCCTCCTAACAAGGGTAAAGGTAAAGGTAAAGCTCGTATGAAGCCTATGCCGCCTAACGTGGCAAGGGTTATGAAGAAAACCGCGAAGAAGAAAAAGTAATGGGCAGGGCTAATCCTAAAAAATGGGAGAAAGCCAAAGCTGATGCTAAAGCTAAAATGGGTGGTAAACACTCAGCTAGGGCTATGCAACTTGCCGCTAAACTCTATAAGGAGCGTGGTGGCAAGTATACAGGCTCTAAAACAACAGCTCAAAAGAGTATGACTAAGTGGACTAAACAGAAGTGGAGAACCAAGTCAGGTAAGCCTTCTGTGACTGGCCCTAAGGCTACTGGTGAACGCTACTTACCCACTAAGGCTATTAATGCTATGTCTCCTGCTAGGTATAAGGCTTCTAGTGCTAAGAAACGTGCTGCTACTAAAGCTGGTGAACAGTACTCCAAACAACCTAAGAAAAGGAAAACATGAAATGAGCAAAGCATTAGGTCTTGTGGCTATGTATAACACAGGCAAATATATTAAAGATAACTTCTCTGTTAAAGAAACTAAGAAGGCTATCAAGAAAACTCTTGGTGGAAGAAAAGTAAACATGACTACAAGGCAAAAGATTTCTGCTGGTCTGAAGAAGTACTGGAAGAACAAAAAGAGAGCCGTAAAGAATAGTTTTAAATAAGATGGCTAAAGACCCTAGGCTCATAAGAGCAGGTGTCTCTGGGTTCAATAAACCTAAGAGAACTCCAGGTCATGCTACTAAGTCTCATATTGTTGTGGCTAAGGTAGGAGACCAGATTAAAACTATCCGCTTTGGTTCACAAGGAGTCAGCGGAAGCCCCAAGAAAGCTAATGAGAGCGCTAAGTATGCCTCTCGTAGAAAAGCTTGGAAAGCTAGACATGCCACTAATATTGCTAAAGGCAAAATGAGTGCTGCTTATTGGGCCAACAAAGCTAAGTGGTAAAGTATTATGGAAGTAAGTTTACATGAAGGACAGTCAGAGATTATTAATGACTTGTTCGTAGAAAATAACTGTAGGTATGCAGTAGTGAATGCTAGTCGTGGCTTTGGTAAATCATTTCTAGCGGCAACCGCAGCAGCCGTAGCAGTACAAGAATTAATGGAACTCCCTGATGATGTTCCAAACAAGAACGTAGCTATTATCGCCCCGACTTATGCTCAGGCTGTTGATATCTACTACCCACTACTAGCCTATCAACTAGGTATGGAAGACTTTGCTGAGAAGTCCTCTAGAGTAGCTGGCACCTTCTGGTTTCCTAACAATGTACAACTAAAGATATGGTCCTATGAGGCATCTGAGAGGATGCGTGGTAGTGGTCAATACTTTGTGGTATGTGACGAGGTATGCTCATGGAAAGGCGCTGGTACTACACTAAAGGAATCTTGGGAGTCTGTCATACAGCCCTGTATCACTACTCGGTGGTCAGAGCAAAATGCTAAGAAGTTTGGAGCTAATGCAGGTAAAGCACTAATTATCTCTACTCCAATGGGCTATAACTATTTTTATGAAATGTATAACCGTCAAGACAGTGACAAGCTTTGGAGGAGCTATCACTATACTTATCATGACTCTCCTTTTTTAGATGCAGAGGAGATTGACCGTGTTAAGCTGACCCTTGACCCTCTCAAGTTCGCTAGAGAGTATACAGCCTCCTTTGAAGACTCAGGCAATTCTGTGTTCTATACGTTTAACCGTAAAGAGCATGTTTCTAAAGAACTACCTGCTTTTGAGTCTGGTGAAGACATACACATAGCTATTGACTTTAATGTAGGTATTATGGCTAGTTGTTTGTTTGCATTAAGAGGAAATCAAATCCACATACTAGATGAAATGCAAGGTCATCCTGATACAGAAACCCTAGCTAAAGACTTAGCAAGGAAGTATCAAGGACATCGCTTAATTAGCTACCCTGACCCTAGTGGTAGAGCACGTAAGAGTTCTGCTGCTGTAGGCACTACTGACTTCACTATCCTACAATCTAATGGTATACAGACAAGAGCACATAACAAGGCTCCTCCTATTATTGATTCTGTAGCGGCTGTGAATAAGAAGTTTAAGAATGCTAATGGTGATATAGACATGTATATTCATCCTAGATGTGTCAATACTATTAAGTCCCTAGAACGCACTTCATGGGTGGAGAGCAATCCTGATACGGCTACTATATGTAAGAAGGAAGGTGTAGAACACTGGACTGATGGCTTACGGTATGCTGTAGAGTATTTGTTCCCCGTTAGAGGTGGTACTAAGGTCACAACAAGAGGCTTCGGCTTCTAGAAAGGAACACTATGCTACTATCTTTTGTAGCGAGAAAGGTTGGCAGAAAGCTAATGAGTAAACGTGCTATGACTTTTGCTCAACGCAAAGCATTGCAAAAAGCTCAGAAGGCTTCTGCTCTAGCCCGTAAGAGCCTCAAGTATGGCAAGAAAGTTAATAAAAGCTTTGATAAGACTAAGGCCCATAACTTGAAAGCCTTGAAGCAGTTAAAATCTATGGCTAAAAAGAAAGGTGCTAAACCTTCTTGGATTAAAGAAGACATTGCAGCTGTAACTAAGGGTATAGAGAGTAACAAAGTCCGACATGGCTATGTCAAGAACTTGGTGAAGTCTGTTAGAAGAGACGTTAAGGCTAAAAGCGCTATTCAGAAAAACATGGAAAAGACCCTTACTAAAAAGTATGGGGCTGGAATGGTTAAGAGTGCTTCTAGGACTACTCTTGCTCAGAAGGCTTCTGCTACAGCTAAGACTGCTGTTATAGGGGTTGTTGGTGCTAGTGCTGGAATGAAGGCTAATGCTGTTTATAAGTCTCAAACTAGTGGACAGTCTCAGGCCGCTGCTAAAGCTCAGAAACAAGCTCAATCAGCTATGAATTCAAGCTCTGGTTTGAAGAAAGCTAAGAAACAATGATACTATCTTTTGTAGCTAAAAAGCTTGCTAAAAGAGCTGTTAGTAGCGCTTCTAAAAAACTTGTTAAGAAGGCGGTTACTAAGAAAGCCCTTTCTGCTGCTCAGAAACGCGCACTAGCTAAAGCTGTTAAAGCTTCTGCCATGGCTCGTAAGAAGCTAGCAGCACCAAAAATAGGAAAGATTAGGGCTTACAGAATAAAGAAAGTTCAAGCAAGAATAAAAGCAAACGATTCAAAACTTAAATCCTTAAGGAAAGGTACTAGAACAGTATACCGAGTACAAAACAAGAAGGGTGAAGGGCCGTTAATGGGAGCTAATGTTAAGCATTATGCGCAGATGCCCCTTAGTATCCCTAGAGGGGTTAAAGTAGCACCTGTGAGTAATTTTAATCGCAGACGCGCTGCGCTACTCAAGAAACTAGCCCCTAAGGGTACTAAATTTGAAGAAATAAAGTTCTCTGGTAAAGATAAGTTTGCTTTTGATTCTATTAAACAGTCTCAGAAATACTTCTCTAAACAAGAACAAGCATACTTAAAAACTAAAGGTTTTAACTTAGTTTCTATACAAAATGCTAAAGTTATTGGCGCTACTAATACCCAAGTATCTTATAGGATACCTAAAGGGCTTAATTCTTCGGCTAAAGAAGCTATTAAGCTTGCTGCTAAGTACAAAAAATTAACCAAACAATGATAGAGTCCTCTGGATTCTCATAAAAGGAAATACTACAATGGCACTAAAGAAAAAGAAAAACCCTTTTGCTCTTTTAAGAGCCGAAGTTAAACGCCGTAAGTTAGAGCAAGAGAAAAAGCGAAATAAGCCTAAACCCAAGGGTAATCGTACTATTGCTCGTGCAGCTACTACTACTGGCGCTGTCCCTAAGACTAGCCTGAAGCAACGTGCTCTTAATGTTAAAGGTAAAGCAAAAGCAGTTGTTCGTAAAGCTAAAGGTAAAGCCCAAGCTGCTGTCGCTAAAGTAGACACTAAAGCAGAACGTGCAGCTATCGCCAAAGGTGTTGGCAAGAGAGTATCTACCGCTGCTAAGAATGCTAAGAGTAAAGCCAAGGATATCTATCGTCAGGTAGACACAAAGTCAGAACGTAAGGCTCTTTTGGGCAAAGCTAAGTCTGCTGTTTCTAAGAAGGCTAAGTCTGCAAAGGCTGCTGTTTCTAGCAAAGCTAAGTCTGTTGGCAGTGCAGCTAAGAAGCAAGCGACTTTCCGCTTGAACAAACTTACTGGTACTGGCACTAAAGGCCGCGCAGCTGCTTTGAAGAATCTTAAAAGTAAAGCTAAGGATATCCGTGGTAAGGCTCGTGTAGCTAAGTCTAACACTGCTGCGAAACTCCGTGGTGTTAAAGTTAAAGCACAGCTTAAAGGTCTTAAGGTTAAAGGCAACATCATGAAGGGTCTGAAAGAGGCTGGTATTGGTGTAGGTGCAGGAAGACGCCGTACTGCTCTAAGTAAGCAGCCAGCAACTACTCGGTTCGGTAAGGGCGCAAGAGCTACTGGTAAGGCAATCCGTTCAGCTAGGCGTACTGTCCGTGCAGCAGGTAGCGCAGCAATGGATAAGGGAAAGTCACTCTCTAATGCAGCACGTAACTGGTCTGCAAAGAAGAAAGCAGCAATGCAGAAGCTTTGGAACCGTAACAAGAAGTAATACTCTGGGGGAGTCCTTCGGGGCTTCCCTTTTTAATTAAACTATACTACAATAAACTTAATCTCACAATATACCCATCCGAGGATTGGTGAAGGAGGAACTATGGCAAGAACTAAAATTAACAGTAAATCAAAGGACTTAATGTCCGATGATGGGTCTGTACTTGTTTCCCTTATTCATGGTGAGCAAATTCGTATGGCAGTCACACTAGGTTGGCTTACGAACTTGTCTGGCTATACAATCGTCGCTAAATGTGTAGAAGCTGATTCACGCTCTCTAGTCTGGGAAGACAACGAACTGCCATTGGTACCTCAATCAGGAGGCCAAACAGTCGTGTGTCCCATCGTAGACACAACTGTCACAGACAATACTTTTGAAATAGTATTTCCAGAGACCTTAGCAAACAGCTTTACAACTATGCCAAAACCACAACGCCCTGCGTATGCTTGGTTTGGTTTAGAAGTCACAGATAGCGGCACAGGAAACAACAAACTAGTCTTTAAACCTATGAGGGGTTTGGTAGAAATACTTTACAGCCCTAGTGAGGCAGCATAATGTCTACATATTCGGTTACAGCGACTACAACATCCCATGCAACATCAGTTAGCCCTGTTCAATATGAGGTATCTTTATCTCGTACTGGTGGGCAAGGTTCCAAGGGTGACTCTGTACAAAGCATGAATGTCGCCGCAGACGGTACTATCACCGCTACTATAGTTGACTCAGCTGGAGCAACTACAACCTCAAATGTAGGTAGCATATTTGGCTCTTCTGGCGGGTTTAATCTCGCTAGTTTAAGCGACACGGCTATTACATCTATTTCTTCTGGCGAAGTTCTTAAGTGGAATGGCTCAGCATTTATTAATAACACTTTTGCTGAAGCGGATATCCAAACAGCATCTACGACTGTTTCAACTATTACAGGTTCAGACCTTGATATGGGTACAAACAAGATTTTGTACTCTAACATGTATGCGAACGCAGCAGCCTTACCCTCGGCAGCTAGCTATCACGGTATGTTTGCACATACCCACGATGTTGGAAAAGGTGTATTTGCCCATGGTGGTTCATGGCATACGCTCTTAGATGAAACTTCGTCTACTACCGCTAACCTTACTGAAGGCTCTAACCTGTACTACACCGATGCTCGTGCTAAAGCCGCTATTACAGGTGGTACTGGTGTTACTGTAACCAGCGGTGCTGTAGCTATTGGCCAAGATGTTGCAACTACTGCGACTCCTACTTTTGGTAACATTACAACTACAGGTGAACTTCGTGGTCCATCAACTATCACTATTGACCCTGCAACTGTAGGGGATAATACTGGTACAGTTGTTATTGCTGGTAACTTGACTGTTAATGGTTCTACCACTACTGTAAACTCTAATGAAGTTAACATTGGTGATGCTATTATTT